GGTAAATACGGTTGATAGAACGCCTGTAGATACAGGTAAGTTAAAAAATAGTTGGTATGCAAGTTTTGGCTCACCAATTTCAGCCGTTAGTGGTAGAGATGAAGATAGCTCAGGCGGTGATAGCTTAAATAGCGCTTACGAAGTAACAAGTAAGATTAACCAATCTAAAATGGGTGAGTCTATATTTTACACGAATAGTTTAAAATACTCTGAAGATATTGAGCTTGGCAAGAGTGGTCAAGCACCTACGGGTATGATGCGTAGGTCTATGAGAGACGCAGTGAAAGGATTTGAGAAAATATAATGACTGTTGATTACAACTTAATAACTGAGTCTTCTGCTGGCGACATACATAATATTGACGCAGGTTCTATTACAGATGGTGTAGCAGCCGATCTTAGTAAGCCGTTTAGAAATATACGTATAGGCTTTGAATCTCTGTTTAATACAATGTGTACAAATTTAAGTATTACACATAAAATATACGAAAATACAGACTTTGATTTGTCTGAAGTTTTAAAGACTAACTTGAATGCTGAATGGGTTGTAGGTACGTTACTACCAGCCGATACCACTACAGCTAGTCTTGGTACATCTGGAACAGAGCGACACGATGGGCTTTTCCAGATTGATTACTACAGCAAAACTGGTGTTGGCGGATTTACTGATCGTGTAGACAGTATCGCTAACTATTTCACCAGAGGCATGAAAATAACTTCTAACGGCACGGTCGTTAGGATTTTGAACGTATCACTTGGCGTTGGGCGCAGAGATGGTGCATTTTTTGTTAGAAATATAGATGTATCTTATTATGCGGTAACGCCCGCGAGGAATTAATTATGGCAATTGCAAGTGGAACTAACGTAGTAGTTGGTTTTAAAAAAGAAGCAACTTATGGCTCAGAAGTAGCTGGAACTGATTATCAAATAATCCCATTCAAGTCTGCTAGTTTAAGTTTGGCTAAAACCAACCACGAATCCGCCGTAATTACAGGCAACCGTGAACTACAAGACGTTATCATGGGTGCTCACTCAGTTACAGGTGAAATCTCTTTTGATCTAGCACACCAGCCAGCATACATTGGTATGTTACAGGGTGTCTTAGGTGATAGCTCATTATCTGGTGGAGCTATGCAAATCGGCTCTGAGAGACAGTCATACACTATCGTACAAGATTTTGGCGCTGACCTAAATGGCGGCGATGACGCGCATGTTTACACTGGTTGTGAGTTTAATAACTTCTCAATGAGTATTCCTGCTGACGGACTTATCGAGTGTAGCGTTGGTATTGTTGGCGCAACAATGACTACTGAAGCTGCTGGTAATGACGCAGACCCAGATGACGATGGAGCTAACTACGTTGAAGCTAACGACCCTTTCCATTCTTCTGACGCTACAATCACTTCAAGCGAAGCTGCTGCAATCCTAACAGACCTTTCTTTATCTGTTGAGAATGGCATTGAAACAACTAACGCTGTTGGTGAAGTTATACCAATTCAAGGCGGTATTGGTAAGTGTCGTGTAAGCGGCTCTTTAACGGCTCACTTTACTACTCCAGCATTGCTAGAAAAGTTTATCAACAACGATTCAAGCACTTTAACTATTAGCTTTGGCTCTAATACAACGGGTATTAGCTTTACAATGGCTAAAATCATCTATACTACTGGTTCTGTTGAAGTTGGTGGTGAAGGTCTTTTATCTGTAGCTATGGACTTTGTAGCGGTAGCCGCTAGTGCAACACAATCTGCATTAGTAATTGATACAGCGTTATAATCTTAAACAGCCTCACTGGGTGGGGCTTTACTTAACCAAAAGGGTGATTTATGAAAATTAGTGAACTATATACAACTGAGTTACACGAAGCTGGTTCTGAAGTACAGATTCTTGATGATCAAGGAAATGAGACGGGTCTTTTTATTACGGTAATGGGTATGGATTCTAAAGAATTCAGACAGCATACCAAGAGACACCAAAAAGCATACCTTGAGTCTTTAAGAGAAAAGAAAGATTTTGACGAAGAAGCAATGATGATTCGTGGTCTTTTGGATTGCACTGTTGGCTGGCGCGGTACTGACGAAAAGTTTACTAAAAAACTATGCGGTGAGTTATATACAAAAGCTCCGTATATTAGAGATCAATTAGACACCTTTATGGGTGCGAGAGAAAATTTTACAAAAGCCAAGCCGAAGAGTTAGTCGAGTTTGGCAAATGGATATTCTTTGCAAACAGTAGAATCAAAGGTAGTAAATCCACACGATTAGAGCAGTGGAAAGCTATTGAAAGGATTTCAGGTAAGGCTCCTAGAGAGTTAGCGAATGAGCCTCATTTACATGAGGGGCTTGTTCCTACTTGGAATACATACTGCGAAATATCTTCTAGCGTAGAATCTATATCTCTTAGCGACATTAAGGCTTATTGCGATGTTTACAATGACACTTTAGATAGGTGGCAAGTTGATGCCATTCTAGCGTTAGATTTACAAAGGCAGAAACAATGGCAGACACAATCGCAAGACTGATATTTGAGGCTAATACAGCCCAACTAAAGAAAGCTAATGACGAACTAAAAAAACTTGCTAAAGAGTCTGGTAAATCAACAAAGGCAATTACAGAGCAGACTACAGCGGAGCAGAAATTAGCTAAAGCCAAAGCTGCTTCAGATAAAGTGCAAGCTAAGATAGTTGCCGCTAAGAATAAAAGAGAAACACAAGCCTACGCAGAGCAGATAAAGCGCGATAAAGCCTCTGCCGTTTCAGCAAAGAAAGTATCTGAGCAAAAAGCTAAAGCTGCTGAAAAAGCATCTGAGCAAGTTAAGATTGCCTCTGAGAAAGCTGCCGCAGCACAACAAAAAGCCGCAGAAAAAGCTACGCAAGCACAAGCAAAAGAAGCCAAGAAAGCTGCTGAGGCTCAAAAGAAAGCCGTAGTAAACGCCGCTAAAGCACAAGAAAAAGCATCTGCCAAGGCTGCCGCTAGAATACGTGTGCTCGCTAAAGCTGAGATAGCTGCCTACAAAGAAGCTGAGAAACTAGCCGCTGCCGCGAGAAAAGCTGGTAAAGCTGTTGAGAATCAGGGTAAAGCTGCTGGCAAAGTCACAAAGAAAAATGAAAAACTAGCTAAGGCTTTCCAAAAAGCATCTAACACTGCTGCAATCTTGACTGGCCCTCTTGGTGGTGTATCTGGTCGATTATCATTTATAGCTACAGGCTTGGGAAGAGTTAATGCTGGTGCTCTTGCGGGCGCTGTCGCCTTTGCTGGGCTTGCTACTGCAACAGTATTATCGGTTAAGCATTTTGCAGAGTTTGAGTCTCAGATATTTAAGCTAGAAGCTATGTTGAAAGCAACTGGCGGAACTGTAGGCTTAACGTCTGCTGAATTAGAGCAACTTGCAAACGATATTGGAATGGCCACCCTTGCATCTGCTGGTGATATACGAGAAGCGCAAGGCATACTTTTAACCTTTGGCACTATAACTGGTAAGCAATTTAAAGAGACTACAGCTCTTTCACAAGACCTAGCTGCCGTAATGGGTGTAACAGCTCAAAGTGCCGCTAAAACGCTTGGTAAAGCCTTAGAAGACCCAATAAACAACCTTTCTAGCCTATCTCGCGCTGGTGTCGTATTTACTGATACAGAAAAAGAAATTATTGACGCTCTTATGCGTACTAATCGCGGTATGGAAGCGCAAGATTTTATAATTAGTAAGCTCACGAAAAAAGTCGGTGGTGCAGGTGAGGGTGCAGGTAAAGGTTTAGCAGGTGCGTTTGATGGACTTAGTGAGCAGGTAGGGCTACTGAAGATAGCTTTTGCGAAAGAAAGTGGCGCAGCATCGTTTTTTGAGAAAACAACTAAAAGATTTACTCTTCTTGCCAAATCGATAACTGACGCTCTTAATGCCGCTGATGAAGCAAACATAAAAGATCCTAGCGGAAGCACAAAAGGCGGAGGCTCAGCAAAATCTAAAATGTTAAGCTTTTTTAACCCGCCTAGCCTTAAAGAACAAAGCGCATCAATTATGCGTGGCGAAGGTGTTATAAAGAGTCGTAACACTATAGCTCCAATGACTCCTGAAGAGATAGTAGAAAATGAAGCTACAATACAAAACATAGCAGACGAAACTGATCTGCAAATGGCGGGCACGGTTAACTCTGACGCACCTGCTAAGAAAAAAGAAGAGGAGGTTAAGCCACCACCATTACCTTTTGCTGATTTACCATCAACAAAAGAGGCTAATGCAGAAATGATGGCGATGGATTTAGAGATTTTAGAATCTAAACTCGCCAACGCTACACTGCTTGACGATTTCCATACACAGTTTAGAGATCAGAAGCTAGAACTAGATCAAGCGGCTGCTGTAGCTGAATATGAGGCAGCCATATTAAAAGCCGATCAAGATGCGATATTTGGCGAGGAAAGAAAAGCTCTAGCGATGGAAGAGTTAATTGCCAAAAACGAAGTCATAATGAACAATAATTTACTTTTGGAAGAAGAAGAGCTAAGGCATAAAGCCAAGCTGGGCGATATAGACGCTAAGGCGGAGCTTGCGAGAAATAAATTCTCCGAAATGACAGGCAGGCAAAAATTAAAAACCTTTTCAAACCAATTAACTGCTGGCTTAAATTCGTTTGGCAAAAACAGCAAGAAAATGTTTGCGATACAAAAAGCTGTAGGTATTGCTAACGCAACAATAAATATGTTTGAGGGTGTAAATGCTGGTGTAAGACTGGGTTGGCCTATGGCTATACCAGCCGTTGCTTACGCTGTTGGTACTGGTATGAGCAGCATTAACTCAATCAGAAGTCAGACGGTTGGCGGTGGCGGTGGCGGTGGCGCACCTAGCGTTGGCGGTTCATCTGGTTCGTCGGCAGCTATTTCTGCGCCTGTACAGGAAGCTGTTAGTGCAGAACCTGTGGAAGCTCCACAACCTATAAACGTAACAGTAGACGGCTCTATTGACCCTAGCGGTGCAAGGCGTATCATAGAGGCCATAAACGAGGCTACAGAAGACGGCCTAGAAATTAACGCATTGGTGGGTTCATAATGTCTGGAGCAATGTTAGTAGAAAACGAATTACACCATATGTACTGGCGTAAAAAACTCTCCATGTTTGGAGTGACAACTATAGCTTATGCGACTGGGGCAGCCGCTGCTGGTCATGGCTTTGAGAATTGTATTGATGAGAATGCAGGTACTACGTTTAAGATAGCTAACTCTACACAGGCAACGGTTAGAATCACATTCCCTGCTAATGCAAGCATGAACGGCTTTGCCATTTACGGACATAATTTAACTAAAGATCAGGGCATTAAAATAAGAAGTAGCTCCGATCTAGGCGGCACGACTGGCGACTTTGAGGATGTTGGTGATATTTATACGCACGAATATAAACCTACCGATAATCTATATAAACCGTTCGGTGCAATGTGGACAGACGGTAATTTTACAGTTAGATATTTAACAATTGAAACTATAGGTTGGACTACGGAAAGCTATATATCAATTATGTCTGCTGGTCAGTGGGTTACTTCGCACATTGACGTTACCGCACCGTTTACGCCGCCTAGCTTTGC